CCTGCGGACTGTGCGGATACAAAATTAGTTGGCATATTAACTCATCATAGAAATTGCTAAAGCCACACGAGAAGCAGGTGTAGCGGAATTGGATGGTCCAAATGGTATATTAACATCATTTCCAGTGTACGTAAAGTTGCTTGCACCAGCTAAAGCCCCTGCATTATTATACTGCACTTCAGTCGTTAAGCCAGCAGCGCCTGCTGTTACCGGTTGCCAAGAAGGAGCTACACCTGTACCGTTTGATACTAAAGCCTGTCCAGACGTTCCGGGGTTATTAGAGGCGTAAACTGCAACTTCAGCAGGGTAGTCAATATACGCTATTACAGGACCGGAAAAGGTCACGGCAGACCCCGAATTAGATGAGGATAAGATAGTTGTACGGGTTAGGGTTGGTCCTGTGGTTGAGTATGTCCCTATGCCAACTTCCCAGTTTACACCGTCTGTAGCACCGTAATAAGTCGTATTTGTATTACCAACAACAGCAAAAGTCTGATAGCCTGTAACCGCTCCAGACAAAGTGAAGCTAACCGTAGTGTTTGCGGTTGCGTTTTCCTGTACTCTATTTGCTAGGTTAAATGCCATATTATTGTCTATTATCTATTAATACCCAGTCGTTGGGTTCACTATCATCAATTCTAATCCAAGCCCAGCCTATTGGCAATTCTGCAAGATTAATATTTTCTATCCCTGTTGCAAACTGCGTTCTTAATGTAGTTGAATTATCCGCCATATTTATATTTTCAATAACATCTTTAACAAAAGTAGCTAAAATCGTAGATACATCTTCTACACCAAAATTTTCAGCAACGTCTACAACAATTACAATAATGCCATCTTGCGTATTATCCACCGATAAAGGTTCGGTAATTACCGAAATAAACGCCGCTACTACAGACTCCAATTCAGCCAACTGTATGTTTTCGTTTATTGCAGAAAACTGTGTAAGTAATGCAGTTGATGCGTCTGCTGCGGTTAAAGCCTCGGTTATTGCTGATACAAATGCCGCCGTTAAAGCTTGTGAATCCCCTGAAGTAAATGCCTCAGTAAGTGCTACTTCATATTTTATTGAACCTAAAGAAGCGTAAGGTGCTTGTGCAAAAGCAGCGTACCCAAACATATCAAAGTACTACCCATCTTTGACCTGAACTAACAGTGACTGACTGCCCGCTTGCCACCGTAATTGGACCAACTGAAATTGCATTACTTCCTGTAGGTACTGTAAAAGATGCAGATACTGTAGCGTTGTTTAATAAAAGACCATTACTAGCGTTAAATGCTGGTGAAAATGCTGTGCCTGTTGTAGCGTCTTGATTTACACTTCGGCTTGCTGGATACGTGACAAATACGTTTACTGTGCCTGAGAATGTAACCGCCGTATTGGAATTAGACGAAGAATAGACAGTGGTTCTTGTTAGCGTAGGTCCAGTTGTTGAGTATGTACCAAGACCCGCCTCCCAGTTACCTGAAGCGTCAAACGCACTATAGTACGTTGTATTCGTATCCCCAATGCCAGCAAGTGACTGAAACCCTGTCACAGAACCGCTTAAAGTAAAGCTTACGGTAGTGTTTGCTGTTCCAGTCTGCTGCGCACGGTCAATCAGCACCAGAGGCATTTAAAACTCCTTACGAAGTAGCAGTTGTGCTATATGTAACCGCTAAAGAATCGCCGTTTGCAACTGTTTTTGAACCGCCAGTAAATGACCCAGCAGAATACAAAGTACCTGTTGTTGTGTCTTTAGTGGCAGAAGCGCCTGAACCAGAGTTAATGAAACATCCAGCAACCGTACCAGAAGATGTCATTGCAAATGTCAAAGCCGGAGCAGTCTTAGTTGTTACGTTTGAAGGTGTTGTACCTGAACTAGTAGCAGTTGACCATGTAGGGGCTTGTCTATTACCTGTGTAAGCTGGAGCATTAGTGCCACCAACTTCAGTCCAAGCTTTAGAAGACATTGTATCTGCCGCTGTGTAAGTAGTAGTACCACCTAAAAGACCTAAGTAGTTAGCGCCTGAAGCTGTACCGCCGTTAGATGTAGCACCGAAGTAAAAGTTAAATAAGTCTTGCTTACCAACAGCAGTAACGAGGTTAGGGGCAATATCTTCCCACTTTAAATTACCGTCAGCGCCGTAGCATCTTACTGTGTAATAACCCTGAATCCCTAAAGTCTCGTCTGAACCTGCGCCACGAGTAACGGAGGCAACTGAAGTGTCTCCAAAATTTGATTTTTCAATGCTCATAATTGCTCCTAAGAAATTGTTAAAACAGCAGTTGTTGATGTAGCCGTTGGAAAAGTTACAGTAAAAGACCCTGACGCTATTTTGTCAGACCCAAAATCTAATACACATACAGCCGCATTCGTAGTCCCATTATAAATCAAAGCACCCCTAGTGGTAAAGGATGCTCCGGACCAAGTGACGTTATTAAACGAAATATAAGCAATATTATTGGTGGTATCACTTGCTGGCGGTATGTTAACTAATACTTCGCCTCCGGCGGTATACCCTGCTCCGGAAACTTCATTGGAAGTAGTATAGGCGGTGGTTGTATTGTTTAGATCCGCTAAAGCCGTGTACAAGGCTATTTTGTACGTACCGCTTGTAAAGTTCTCCAGACCATTTAGTAGGTTCTGTTTAAATATTGTTGTTTGCCCTTGGGCTATCATGCGACACCGCCTTTAGGTGCAGCGTTTAATTTTAACATTCCATCTCTATACGAATCACCCCGTTCAAGAGCATCACATAAGCGTCTTAATTGTACAAAGGCTTCATCGTACTTTGCTTTATATACAGTCAAGGTATCTGCTTCGGCTTTCATAAACACAGCGGCTTCTAATAAAGCGCCATACAGTAGAATAGGGTCGTAATTATCTCCAAGCCAAGACGTTCCAGCCGTAACTATAGACTCAGGATAGAAGAAATAGTGCATCTCAACTTGGTAATTAGCGTCAGGCGTAGGTCCTAGAATATAAGACAAAGCGTTGGGGTTGTTGTATTGCGTACCGAATAAAGCATAGTATCTAGGTGTTCCAGTAGCTGCCGGATATGGATATGCTTCACGAATAAAGTTAACGTCTTTATTTAAAAGATACGTATATGGCGTTGAGTAGTCATTCGTATAAACCGCAACGGAATACGCTGACAACCAGTCAGACGGCAAAGACAAATATTGATTCCCAGCGCTTACCGTACCGGTGACATTACGTCTTAATGTGGGTATATTAACCGAGTTATAAATCCTCTTCTCGGCTTGCGTAATAAAGGTATTAACTTGAGTACTGCTTACTGTAGTTACAGACGTAACACCGTCACTACCGGTAAAGGTAGTACTTGGAAACTCATTTTCTGTATAAGTTTTTACGGTGTTAAATAATTCTGTATAGTTCAAGCCATCGGTCCTCTAGCCATAACACCTTTAGTTGCTGCGCCTGTACCACGTATTTTCATGCCGTCTGTTTTAACATAGTCATTTCCCGGATCACCTGCGCTTACACGCATAGCTACACTACGTGGTCCAGTTTCCTTAGCGCTTAAAGTATTTGGATCTTTTCTAACTTGAATACTTTTAGAATCCGCAGTTACTTTTCCGCCAGTCATAGTGTGCGGTTCAGCATAGACTTTGGCTTCGCCAATTTCCTTGCCTTTTACTTTATTAGAAAACTTTGCCATTATTTACCCCTTTGTGCGGCAATCTTAGCCATATTACGACCCATAGATTTCATGTTAGCATTTGTCTTGCCAACAGTATGTTTCATCGGTCCTTTTCCAACTTTTACAGTTGGTCCAGAATCACCAAGATTTTTACCCTTAGTTTTGCCTTTTTTTGTGATGCCATCTGCGCCTGATTTATATCCCATTTTAAACTCCTTAGTTAACGGTTACACTATTAATTGTACCAATTCCCACCAAATAATTGGGGGTTAATTCTCTATCAAATCCAGAAGAACCGCCAACTGGCGCAAAACCCCACTGAATTACTCTACTACCACCTCCTGGAAATCCATTCTGATCAATATTAGTACTACCACCATTTTCTATTTGTAATCCAGTCAATCCAGAAGCTCTATAACTAATATCAGGTCTTGGTTCACGAACAGCTTGCGGATCATTCACAGGATAAAGACCTAATCGCAACTGTGGGTGATCCATTTCCCAACACTCATTACATACTTTAATACTAACTTGTTTAGTTTTAATTGTTAACTTTTTTAACTGTACAAGTTTAAATCTTTGTCCACAACGGTCACATTCGGCAATACTGTGCTTACCTGATGCATAATTACTAGGCATAATTATCTCGAATAAGAAAAATTACGTGGTACAAACCTTATCGGTGCTTTTTCTCTATCTTCTTCAGCAGCCAATTTAAATTGCTCTTCATAATCTTGTTTTAAAAACAATACTCTAGCCGGATCTGTACCCTGTATCTTTACACTCATATAGTAAGACAAACCAGCAACAGCAACGGGAATCCATCTAAATGGTACGTCTTGAACATTTACCCCTGTCCCAGCATCTTGAATTCTACGCATGCGCCAGTACACAAGTGTGTAAGGACCACCGCCACCGTCAGGCGTAGGCCAAACATTTAAGCACGGCAAGTATTGAATACTAATTGCATCATTTGCAGTATGTGCAGCGGCTACTGTATTATTCTGCGCTCTCCAGCAATTTTGTAATTGGTTGCCAATAATATTTGTGTACGCAATAGTCTCATTACCAATTCTAATAAAACCTGTAGATCGTAGATTTAAATTAGCAATGTCCGCATTAGTTGCGGTTTTTAATGTAATTGTTGTGTCCGTTGCGCTAATGCTTGTTTTTAATAAGTACTCAGATACATCTGAATTACCTGATTGTCTATTAAAATAAAATTGAATAGGTCTTCCTGTTGCAAGCTTATTAGGAATAGTGGCGTAAGTAGACTCAGATATACGGCTAAGATTAATATCAACTTGGTTGGAAGTACTTGCATTATTTGTACGAGTTTCAATATCTAAAATATCTATTGTATCCGCTGGTATAGCGTAAATGCCTTGATTGGTAGTTAATTGAATACTTACTTCTTCAACAGTCCAAAGATTAATGCCCCTATTAATCCATTCAATAGTCATCAAATTAATACTTCTTCTGGCTGTTTTTAAATCATAGCCCGAACGCATTTCTGAGCCACAACGCTCAAAAGCCTCCTCAACCAGCTCGGTTAAGTCAAGGTTAAATGCGCTAGTTCCTGATGTGTACGCCATTATTTTTTAGCCGTTTTTGCTGAATTGATGAAATCCTGACGGGAGGGGGCTCCTTTAGAGCCCGGCTTGCGCATTTTTTCTTTAGACCCAGCAGCAATGCGAGCTTTCTTTCTATGAATGTTTTCATAAAGACCAACCTTTCCACCTTGAGCATACTCAGCAAAGTCCGTATTATCTTTACGGGCTTTCTTTTTAGCACCGGGCATTTTTGATGGGTTGATATCACCCATACCGCGCGAGGATCTCACTTTTTACCCTTTGTCATACCACCGCCACACATAACCATAGTACCTTTGGTTTTGCCACGTTGCGCACATCCATCACCACGAGAAGAAGCTGAAGAAACTTTACCACCTTTTTTCATTGGCTTTCCTACTTGCGCTGCTTCCATTGCGGCAAGTTGTTTTTTGTAATCTTCGTTATTTTTTTCTAGTGCAGATATTCTTGCATCAGCATCACTTTTACTTGTAAGGTTATCTATTGCATTTGTTGCAATACCAAAAAGACCGTGTTTTAAAATGTTATTCATGATTAGCAAAACTTTCCACGAGTTTTGCCTTTAGATGCAATTCCATCGGCAGATTTATGTCCAGATGCTAAACCGCCGCCAGCCATTTTCTTCATTGCCATACCGCCTTTTTTAAGGGTAGCTAAATCAGTTTTCTTACCGCCATGCATTTGTCTGTCATGCATACCAACCGCTTTTTTTACTATGGCTTTATCTTTTTTAGTGTCATCTTTAGTTATGCCACCCATAGCCATTTTTTTAACACTACCACCTTTTTTGTACTCACTACCGGGCATCATGTCTGAATTTTTTTCAGCTATACCTGCATCTTGCATTTTTGTTCTTTTTGCGACAATACCTTCTTTTCTAGCTGCGGCTTGTTCTTTGCCAGATTCACTGCGGTCATATCTATTTACATCTTTTGTATCAGACGGACTTAGTTTTCCTAGACGTGTATTAGAAGGCATATTTAAACGTGAACCTACATAAGCTTCACCACCTGATGCCATCTTTTTAACACTTCCGCCTTTTTTCATCATTCCACCCATACCACTTGCAGGAGCCATATTGCCCATCATTGGCTCTTCCATTCGTGGTTGTCTTTTTGCGGCCATCATTCTAGCCATTAGTTTTGGATCCATTTTTTTCTTCGTTGCCATAGTTTCACCACCCTGTTTAAAAGTTTTGCCTTTATCGGCATTGTTAAAATCTTTGCCCACAGATTGTGGGACTCCTACCTTTTTAGCAAATGCAGGGTTATGTGCAATTGCCGACATAAAATTGTGTTGCTTTTTACTTGTACTAGGCACGAGTCTTTCCTCTTATAGCACAACCATCTGCACGAGCAGAAGCTGATTTAACTTTTCCGCCTTTTTTATACGGTTTAACACCTTGCATTCTTGCATCTATTAATGCTTTTGTAGCGTCAGATGCGTCTTGCATGTTTTTCTCTGAACCATAATGTTTTTTAGCAAAGTTCTCGTTCTCTCGTTCTTTAGCTTTTGAAACTTCTACTTCTTTTGGAGATAAATCTTTAACATCGTATGTACCTGTTTTGCTATTGTAACTATAGCTTTTTCTTTTTTCATCGCTCATATTATTTCCAATGACTTATTAACCAAGTTATACCACTACCTACAAGACCTGCAGCACCGCCTACAGCTAATAACATTCTCCAGCCGCCTTTAGCTTCAGACAAAGTCTTTTGTATTTCAACAATAGCTTTTTTTATTTCTTCCATGTCGCTAACAAGTTTATCCATATCGTCTTGAAGATGTTTAATTTCTGATGCATGAGTAGCAAGTTCTCTTGCCGTTACAATTTCTGGGTTAATATCACTCATTAACATTTCCACCTTGCTAAACTTGCTGCCTTACGTGTTGGCTTGCCTTTTTCATCCTTCATTGGTCCGGGCATTCCTGACATTCTAGCGCAAAACGACTTCTTCCTACTACCACCTTCAGGCTGTGGAGCCTTTAGGTTTGACCCAGTCGCCGCATTATACTTTGCACGACCCTTAGCAGTAAGTCCAGCCCCTTTAGAAACCGGGAGTTTTTCGCCTCTTCCAACTGCAAGTGAGGGGGTTTTCTTCTTAGTAGCCACATTAATTATCCATGAAAAATAGTAATACCGGTTACAGAACCAACACTTAATGTTAAGTATAATCCAGCGCTTGCTAAAATTCCTTCGCCGGGAATTACTATACAAGTTGTATTTGGTGTGCCAAGGCTCGCTATGTCCATTGTATAAAGAACAGGACCTGTAGCGCTTGTAGTGCGTATTTCAAAAGTAGCCGCTGTAGATACAGCAGGTGTAACAATTATACCTTTTAGTCTTGTGCGATTATTTGCATAAAAAGTACCTGCCGCACTAAGATGCGCTGATTTAACATCTGTTTGCATCATAATTAATCTCCTAAAGTTGAAGGGGGCGAACCCCCAGATTAATTAAGCAGTGCGTGAGAATACGTAAGCGGTTGCACTAGAGAACATAATAGTGAATCTAGCTAAACCTGTTACACCGTGAGGCACAGTCAAGAGACCAAAATTGGCTCCAGAACCAGCAGCTGCTGCGGCAGAAAGAATACCGTTTGTAGCTACAGCGATTGTTACTGTGTTTGCACCAGCAGTATTGTCAACATAAAAATCTAAAACCGTTCCAGCGGTTGCTCCAACTGCTGCGCCAAGAAGAGTACCAGTAGGCAGTGTGATTGTTGTTGTTGAAGCAGATGTAGAGGTGATATATCCAGTTAAAATTTCAGCCGCTGTAGCTGTAGCTGTTGCGTTAATTGCAGCGCTTGTTGGGTGTCTATTACTGGTATAAACTAAATTTGTTGCTGTTGCTGTTGTGGCTGATAAATTTGTTACGCTAGTATCAGGACCGATAGTAGACGTTGTTACTACTGCGCCAGTGGTTGAATTAACAGTAACAGTTTGAAAACCGTTTTGTGACCTAATTGGACCGCTAAATGTGCTATTTGCCATAATTTTTCCTATATACAAGTAAGCTTATTAATCGGTATATCGTCTGCTGGGGCAGTTTAATAAGCTAATTTACCCAGATATCTAATCATACTACATTTTTATGTTTTTTCAAACATTTTTAAAATAAAAAACCCCGCCTTGTGAGCGGGGCTAAACCGGAGGAGGGGTTTAATTAAGCGCCTGGTGATCCATACATACCCAATGGATCTGACCAACCAAATGAATAACGCTCACGAGACTTGTAACGCACGTTACCAGTTTCAAAATCGCCGTCCATTGCATTGGAAAGAGGAGTACGTACAAAGTGCTTCATACCGTTAGGAACATCAGTCGTCAAGAACCATGCATTAGAATCGGTCAAGAAGTGATTGATTGTGTAACCTTCAGGAATAGAACCATTGTTCTTGATAGCGTTAATATCGTTATCAGTTGTACCAACACGGAGTTCTGTCTCTAACAAACGAGTAGCAACGAACTGTAGTGCAGGTGGAACAATTAATTTCTTAGGTTTTGCAGCAATTAACAAACCACGCTCATCAGTCCAAGCAGCAATTTGAATAACGGCGTTCTCTAAAGAAGTCTCATTCAAGTCAGCCGCAGTAGCTGGAGTGTTGCTGTTAACAGAAGTGTTAATCAATGGATGTTGTGTGTTAAATAATGAAACACCATCACCGCCTTGATAACCGTTATTAAAGCCGTTGTTTAATACAGCAGCAGCCTTAACTTGCTTCGTGTATGACATAGCACGAGCTAAACCTTTAGTATAGCGAGCTGATAAAGAATCGTAGAGGTTATCTTCAATTGCTTCTTCAGTCAAGCTAAAGCCAAGGGCGATAGTTTCGTGATTATAGCGAGCTGTCCATGCTTCTTGTGCGTTGTCGTAACGAATAGCCTGACCTTCGTTTTTAACTGGCGCAGCAGAGAATCCAGACAGTTTTGTTTCTTCTTCAAAAGAACGCTCAGAGGTCTCTGTTTCATAGATCTCTTTATGTTCTTCACCGTAGCGAGCATACTCCAAACCAAACAATGCGTTCAATCCAGGTAGGAGCTCTTTTAATAGTTGTGCGCGAGAAATAGCCATTTAATTTGCTCCTTAAGCTATGTTGTAACGATGAACACCAAAGTTAAACTTAACGATGGCTTCGGGGGTTTCTATTAACACAACAGTACCAGCTACTTGCGTTGCAACTGAAGTAACAGATAAAGTTGTATTTCCTGTAGTTGATACAGTTGTTGCTGAACTTAATGTTGAGCCAGTGTACTGCAATTGACCGCTTACTAAGTTATATACGTCTGTTCCGACTGGTAAGAATGTACCAACAGCCAAGCCAGATACAACAACAGAAGTTGCCGAAGGGGCTCCGCCAGATACATAAGTAGCAGAAAGTTCAGTTTGTGTGTCAGGTACTAAGCTAACAATACGGAAACCAGCAGTCGATGCGCCAGCAGCAGAGGCTGAAACAATAGACATTCTGGAATTACCAGTAGAAGTTAAACCAGACTGTGTACCACCAACGATGTTAGAACCAACCAATAGGGATGAAACAGAACCAATAGTTGTTCCGCCAGCGGAAGTTGTAGCTGCCACTTGGAATAATGTGTCAGGATCATCGCAAACAATCGCAGTAATATCGCCGGCTGTTACGTTGCCAGGGTAGTACTGTGAGAATAAGCGTTGTTTAGTTACAGGGCTAGTATAGTAACAACCTAAAAATACACCAACAACAACGTTAGTTGAGTTGACAGGATAGGATGGTATTGTTGCATAACCAGCGGTTAATGTTACTGCATCGCCGTAAAAAATAGGGGTAGTGTAGTTGTACTGGATCGGGAAATTGCGAGTTGATCCAGCGAACGGTTGTCCACCGATAAGATTAACGGGCTTTAGACCATAAGGTCCTGATATTTCTGGATAAGCCATAAAAATCTCCAATTAAAAGTTAAGTTCCTTTACCAAAACGAACTTCAGATTTACTCTCTTTAAAGAGTGGCATCCTAGGATCGCTTTGACGCATTAAATTATTATCTACAGCTTCCGTCTGATCTTGTGTTTGCTTGTCGTAATATTGTGTACGCTGCTCAACAAATTCTTTCGGAGTTTTGCAAAGTAATAACCCGCCAATCTCAATGTTGTCTTTAAACTTTCCATCGCTATTAGCTAACAGTTTAAATTTTGGTTGCTCTTCAATACTTACTGGCTCCCAACCCTCCCTTAATTTCGCAGAAATATTACGGGGGTCAGCATTAGTTAGTGTTGAAACACGAATCCAACGATACGCATACCCTTCCTGTTTATCAGGTTCAGGTAATAGTTCAGGTGGCATCCACTGTTTAGGACGTTCTGTTTGTTGTCTTGTGGCGATTTCGCGTGGTTCTCTATTATTAGTCATTTTGGGACTCCAATTTATTTACTTCATTATGATATTGTTCTGGCGTAAGCTTGAATTTCTTCGCCAAAGCCAATTGCGTAGGTGTAAGTTTGATACGTTTTGATTGGGTAGATCGAGACGCGGGCGCTACAACCGATGATTTTTTAGTTGTGGCGGAATCTTTGGTTCCCGCATTTTCCCCAAATTTATCAGGGAATCGTTTTCTCATTTCTGTATCAATAACATTCCAGTAATAATCGGAGCCGTTTGGAACCCCTTCTTTTTCTAGACGTTTATGAATACCTAAAGCAAGAAAACTCATATCTTCATCCACACCGTACCACTTGTTTTTGTCAAGCCAAGCCTGGGTTTTTGCTTCCAGTCTTTGGGGTGGTTGCGATATTTCTATTGCATTTGATTCATATTGTATATCATTATTTTGATATTGTGTGTCATAAATATCAAATTCTTTGAGTTTTATCTTAATATCGGTCAGTTTTTCTTGAGCCTCTACTAAGCGGTCAGCATCGCCAGAATCATAAGCATCTTTATATTCTTGCTTTGCCACTCCCAAATCTTGCGCAGTTTTTTCTTTTACGCCAGATGATAATCGACCTTTTAATTGTTTGTTTTCTTCAACAATAATTTGGGCAATTCGGGTTGCTTCTGTTTGTTCACGTATTGCAGCATCTTTTGCTCTACGCTCATCGTTAATTAACTTTTTCATTTGAAGCAAGCGTTGCTTTGCTTCTTTTGAATAAGACTCTAAGTCATCATTATCAATTTCGTCAACAATATCTTTTGGTAGTGGTTGAGCATTAATCCGATCTTCTTCTGGAACATCGTCAATAATTTCAATTTCTACTTCTTCATCTGGAAATTTATATTCTTCAAAGTCAGCCATGATTTCTCCTTAAGCTCTTGAAATTCCACGAGGATCTTGAACAACTCCCTCGACAGAATCATCGTTAATAATACGGAATTCTTTTCCGTGAATTTTTAATCTTGTTCCAGTGTTTGGTCTGGCAAGAATAAAATCACCCACATTACACCATGGGCCAGTTGGGAAACGATCTTTGTCTGTATAACAGTCAGGACCCATTTTTACAACAAAAAATACCGTTGAAAGTACTTCTTCCATGTGTAAAGTTGAATCTGCTTTTATAAGACCGCTGTTGCCGTATTCTTTTTCTGCATCAGGAATGGCTACTAGCATATGATATCCACAAGGTTCTGGAAGCTGTTTGGCTTTTTCTTCTGGATCGGTTGGTAAGGTTGTTACATTTTTTACGTCATCGGGGTTTGATCCGATTAGTAGACTGTCAGTCATCAAAATTCTCCAAGTTCTTTTTGAGGTCCATAATATACATCCGCACAGACAATAGACCTGTAATTTGCCCGCACATTTTTTGGTATTCAGCGTAGTCTTTGGCTACGCCTGTACCTAGAGATTCTTCCAAATCTCTTACTTTTACATCTACTTTTTGGAATAGATGGTCAAGAATTTTTTCTTTCATTTATTTTCCTTTTTTGATGGATTTTGCCCTTTATTTTGCTGGCTTTGTCTTTGTTGGTTTAATTGTGCTTGAGACTGGCTTACTTGTTGCCCAATTTTCAACCCTTCTATTTGTTGTTTAACTTTTAAATTTGCTTGATCTGATGCGGCTTTTGCACCAACTTGCATTCCTGCTATTTCTTTTTGTGCAGAAATTCGCATTCTTTCTATTTCTAGTTGATCTGCTCCTTTTGCTGCATCTATCTGCATTTTTTGTTGTTTTATTTGAATTTCTTGTTCTTTTAACTTTAATTCTTGCATTTGCATTTGAATAATTGGGTCTTGCGCCGCTTGTTGTGCTTGTTGAGCAGCCATTTCTGTTTGATTCATTCCCAATAAGTTTTGCGCAGCTGGAACCGCAAACCGTGATATTTGCATTTCTTGTTCTGGCGACAGTTTTACTTCATCATCTTCAGAGTAAGGAATATTCATACCCATTTGCTGTTGCATTTGTCTCATGTATTCCATACCTACATGCTCTGCAATGTGCGATTGTAATGCCTGGTGCATTTGCGGGGCTTGTGGATTTTGCGACATGACTTGTTTAATTTTAGGATCATTCATTACTGCCATATGAATTTGTATATGGGCTTGATGATCTTGATACATAAAGGCTTTAATTGGTTTTAATTTTAATACGTTAGCGTTTTCTGTCACCGGATCTTCAGGTTTCATATCATCCGGCATAGGAACTAGTTTTTCTGCATTTTTAATGCCTATTGCCTCTAGCATTTGTCTATGCAAGTAAGGCAAATTATATAGTTGTGGGGCAGTTTGTGAAAGCTGTAAAACTGCTTGATATTGCACAACTTTTTGTGACATTGTTGCCGAGTTAGGGTCACTTACTGGAATAATATTAATCATTTCATAGTCAGACTTACGGGCTTTTTTGTTGCCTGTATCTGGTTCATATGAATAATTTTCAGGAGCATAGTCCGCAATTATCTTTTTAAGCAATTTAAACTCTTGCTTCATAGAATAATGGATGCGCGCCTGTATTGCCGACATGACTTTTAACGTTCTTTCCAGAATAGCCAGCGTTGTACCTACTGGTGACTGGCTTGACATATCAGATACCTTTAAATCTCCGCTTGATGCAAACCTTCTTGCCTCATCTACAATTTGATTGAGCAGGGTATACAATACTTGGCTAGGTTCTTTGTAAGGAAGAGGCATAATATTGTCACGCATTGTGCCACTTGGTACATCTACGTCTCTAAATTCACCCGGAGCTATCGGTGTGTCATCGCCTTTTACACGTAATCCCCTAGTTTTAAAGCCGCCCGGTAAATTTGCTAAAGATCCAGCATCTACTAACTGTCTTAATATGGATGTTCCTGATTTTGCAAACGCTCCAAGTAAGTGTATTAAGCCAAAATGATAAAATCCAAAGCCAGGAATATAGCCATAATGCACAAAATGTTGGCGTTTTTGGTGTTTATTGTCTTCTGGATCCCAGTTTCTGCGTATTGCTAAAACAGTATTACTGGATTTTTCAATGGTTACCACATATGGCAAAGCAAGTCCCGTAGGATTGCCGTCTTTATCCTTATGCTCATAACCAGGAATATCTAAATTGGTATGAATTTCCAATATTTTATAACGGTCATCCGATGTTGCCCTAAAGCCTAGTTTTTCCGCTATCTTTTTTTCTACTTCATCTAAGGTGTTGCTTGGATCGCCAAGATCAATGTTACGGTAAAAACCTTCTAATTGTAAATGAATGAGTTCATTTTCGGTCTTTCGCATGACATGGGTAATGCGTTCCGCAGATTCTAGACTTGATGCCCCATAAGGAACAACCAAATCTTCTGCCGGTATATACATCGATACTTGTCTGTCAAATGTTGGATCTATATATACTTTTTTAAATCCATTGCCAGATAAACCTACTCCCCAGAGCATTCTTTCATGTTCTACTCTGTATTCTTGCATTCTTTCTGTTAATTCATAATTCATGTCATCGACTACTCGTGTCATGGCATCTTTTTTCTCTGGCGTTTCTTTGCCAATCATTTCTCCACGCACAGGTCCTGCCGCTGGAAATGTTTCCATAATTGTTTCTGACTGAAACTTAATGACCGCTTCAGCTAAAACAGGGTGAAATACGCCACATGCACCTTCCCATGGTTCTGATCGTTCTTCTATTTTTAAGCCAAGGAGTTCTAAACCATCAACATACGTCTGTACCCAGTCTTTTCTTGAATCAAGGTCTGTTTGAAATTCGCCAACCAAATCCCCTGCAATTTGCAATAATTCTGCTTCAGATAATTCTTCTGCTAAATTAATATTAAAGTCATCTTCTTCTTTGCCAATATTAATTTCCAAGTCACCAATGTCTATATTGACTTCTTCCGGATCTATAATCTCAATTTCTATTGGTTCAGAATCCATCATTGGTAAACCACTTTGGTACATTGCTTTATCTATTGACATTATCTATCCTTAATAATAAGATTTCTTACGTTTAAATTCTATTGGCTCATCTTCTTCATCTGAAGGCAGCTGAATAAACCCGCCTCTTCTGAATCTTAAAAGTGCTTGCGTAGTCGAGTCTACCAAGTCGTCATGGTCTGAATTTGGAAATGCAGCTAATTCCTCTACTACTTCTTCAGCCCATCTTTTAGGTGGACACCACACTTTGCCAGAAGCAAATAAATCAGATACAGAATTTACACGAGCAATTTTATCATTACCTCGTGTTGGAGTAAACTCCTGTACCGGTATTCCCATTCTTCTTAATTCAAATATTAATGGCGCTCCAGAAGCTTTTGCTTCTACAATAAAGGCATCTGGTTCATATTCTTTATACATATCATATGCACGTTGTTTTAATTCTGGAAACTCTAGCCGTTCTTTTAAAGCATCTAAAAGAATTATATTTGCGTCATTTTGATCTTCATTTAAATAAAATACCCCCCAAGTTGTACACGCAGAATAGTCAGATCTTTCGTTCTTTGTAAAAGCCGTATCCCAACTTTGTATAATAAACTCACACTTTGGCGGTCTTTCTTGTTCCCACATCTTCCACCATTCTCTTTTTACCAAAGCACCCTGTTCGCTGGTTGGGTCCTGTTGATACTGTGCCTGCCATTTAGATAATGGTAATTCAATTCTTAATTTGTTTAATTCTTCATAACTCCAGAACTCTGGCCATAAAGGTGTCTCATTACGCTTAATTGCCGGTAAACTAATAATCTCCCAGTCATCTCCGTCTCTGTCAATCATTGACTGACAAATCTTGCCTGTCAAGTCTCTCTTAGACCATCTAGTCATTACGATGACTATTGACCCTCCAGGCTGAAGACGCTGTCTCGGTCCAGAGGTATACCATTCATAGACTTTATCAAATACGCTAGGATCTCCAGAAGCCAAAGCTGCTTCTTGTTCCGAGTGCGGATCGTCAATAATAAGCAAGTCAGCGCCCTTACCCGTTACTGTACCGCCAACCCCAATCGCAAAGTATTCGCCGTTTTCATTAGTACTCCAACGCCCCGCTGCCTTAGAGTCTGACCTTAGAGCTACATTAGGAAATACCTTAGAGTAGGTTTCATTGCCTACTAAGTTCCTTACCTTACGACCAAAACCTACTGCAAGTTCTGCCGTATTAGAACACTGAATAATTTTCTTATTTGGAAACTTGCCTAAAAACCACGCCGGTAACAGATAACTAGCAAACTCCGACTTCGTATGTCTAGGAGGCATATTAATAATCAACCGCTTTGTCTTACCAGAGGCTATCTCTTCAAATTTTGTTGCCATGAGTGCATGATGTGCGCCATGAATAAAACCCGGCCACATGGTCTGCACAAATGTCATAAAGTCTATCTGCCCAGTTTCACGTATCAAAGAATCTTGATAAGCCAGAGCCAAAGGCATTAATTGCTCTCTCTCCTGCTCCGGCAACATCTTTAATATATCTAATATATTATCCATTGATATTTCTTATATTTAAGTAGGACGGTCTAATACTTCTAGTGTTCCTCGTATTACCTTTACAATACCCTTGTTTAATTAATGCCCGCATTTTACGAGCAACATTCCCGCGACCCTTCTCGCCAGTCATGTACATAATATCATCAATGGTAGGACCAAAGCCGTAACTCTCCCACCACTTCTCAATAATATGAAAAACCTCCTTCTGCGCAGGTGTCATAGAAACTCTTTCCACAATCTCGCCAGACGTAATACATTTTCCTTATTCTCCCGAAACTCAGGATTATTCTTGTTCCGCTTGGCGTGAGCAATAAAAGCCTCATCTGTCATATCTAACTCAACCTCCGCCTCAGTCTCTAGCCAAACATACGCCCCGCAGCTCAACGGCTTATCAGGACTATACACTACCTTACTCTCCCCAAGTATCCTAACACTATGAGCATACCTATTCTCCTTATATGTCTTTACCGTAATAACAGGATCATTTAATCCTTCTTTTTTGTTTTTTCTTATAACGTGTTGATTAATATGGATAATTTTTTTCATATACCCCCCACCCCTTTTTCATTATAATCGCTGACGGGGGGTGTTTCACGTGAAACATTTTCTTCCTGTGTGGAAAAATTTGATACCCCCACCTCTGGTAATTTATTGTGTGGAATACTATGCAAGTTGGCTGGCAACGCAACCGTCAATTCAGGGGTGTCGGGGGTGCGTAGGGTGTCAGGATTCCCATCGGAAACCCCATGCCCACTGCAATCATCCACATCATCCACATCATGTGCGTCATCTGCATCTACCTCAGTGTATGTTGCATCTACACAAGTGAGTTCTTCCAATAGTTCTTTAGCCGTGACCTTAGTCCTTGCGTGGATGGTTCTACTATTCTCTATGGCTTTGCTCACTGCTTCCATGAGTTTCTCTTTGAGTGTATTACTATCCAGTGAATGCACTATCTCTCTTCTCTCTGAGAACAATGCGACCTCACTCATCTTGCCTACCAGTTCCAATGCCTTAAGTTGCTGTGCTGGTGGTAGTTCGTCATCCAGTGCCATGTTGGTGAGTTTCTGTATTGCCATTGCCCTGATGCGTGTAGGTAAAAGATACTCCTCTGCTTCTTTAGCCAGTGTGAGAGCATTTATGTATGTGTCCACATGGGGATGACTCGATACTTTGATAGCATCCCTACTGGCAGTTTCTCTCTTACCATTGGTGTTATATGCTCTTCTATATGCCTCAGTCTTATTGCCAGTCTTTACGACTTCCTCTGCAAACCTTTTCTGTTTAGGAGTTAGTTTCTGTTCTAGTTGGTTACTTCCTAGTAATACTCTCTCGATTGGGATTGACTGTATCGCTTCGCTGATTTGTTTCTTTGTCAGACGTTTCATAGGTATCTTTCAGGTATCTGTCCTTTCGTGATTTTATCATCAAAAATACAACAATCAAAATAAATGTAAATATTTATTAAAAAAGTATTGACAGTCAAGTATATTCATCTTTAAACTCTAGTTATGCAATACATGAAACCTCTCTCAACCCATCTACTAGGAGTTCTAATGGAAATTACAGTAAAAATCAAACCAGTCTATGGAGTAGATAACATCTATCCTGTATGTCCTCAAGCCCATCTATTTGCTCGTCTTGCCAATACCAAGACTCTTACAAGAGATTCAATCAAGACCATTAAAGACTTGGGCTACACAATCAAAATTGAACAACAATCTATCTCAATCTAAGGAGCATCTATGAAAATCACAATCTATATCAAAACCGACAGTCAAGCACACCAAGACAGTCCTGCGTTTGAGTTACAAAGAAACATGACGCAAGTTACTCAGGCTCTGCTTTGCTACTCACCACCACATGAAGGGCATTTCAATGATTCCAATGGTAATGCTGTTGGTCTTTTCTTCATTGAGGAGTGATACCTATAAGCCCATGCACTGCGTGGGTTTATGGATTATCACTTGATAGTCAATAACTTCTGCTAGGAGATTTTAAATGCAAACAATAGATTTATCAGGCTTTATTGGCACATCTGCCTACCATAGGAGCAGTCTTTTTTCCAAAATGGTTCACACGGATGGTGTTGAATCATTCTGTAATCAGGCTCATGCCTACTGGTTCTTAGATATCTGTTCTACCGAGATTCATCCACTACTCGATAAGGAGTTTTTTCTCAGCATTGAGTTGGATGTATTTAATCATCAAGAATTTGGCAGTCGTCATGCAATTATCATGGTTACAGATGGGGATGAGAATCATATGCTCACAAAGTTTATCGAGTTTACTGACTGCCCCGTTGGGAAATACACATTCTTCATGACCGACAATGTTCTCATGCTTACTCAGGAGTATTGATATGGATGATAAGCAAGATATGTTTGATTTTTTGACTGCCCTGAGAGATTCAGGCACGACCAATATGATGTTTGCTCCCAGTTATCTCATGACGCATTACGATTTATCTAAAAGAGATGCTATGCAAGTCTTTACTGACTGGTGCGAATCTTTGAGGAGCAAAGCATGAGTGAGATATCCGTATTACACGACCAAGAGCAGATAGCCATGTATCGCTTACTGACCTTGCGTCAGGCGTTGAAATTGGAAATGAAAGGACTCAAGGTTAGTCGTGGTAAGACTGCCTACTCCATCATCAAAGCCGAGTTAGGACTCAAGGGCAGTCGTGAGACTGTATTCAAAGAATTATCAACCATCTTAGGAAAGGACTAAGAACATGGATGCCATCATCTATAACAACCAGTTACAGGTGGTGGCATTCCATCATCTGCCTACTTCAATCGAAGCATTTGAATGGGTGGAGCAGTATCTCGGATGGCATGGTTTAAAGAGACTGGAGACGAAAGTCAAAGGGAAAACAATCAAAGTATTGACGGAGAAATTATGAAATACAAACCAACGAAACAGATGCAAAAAATTGCAGAAACACTGCATACAGAATTACAAAAATCAGATATAGAAATGAAAGTAGTAAATGAATTGATTCAAAAATCTTTGAAATTACATAGCATGATGATTTTAAAAAAATATAGCGTATTAGATATCAATGACGCAGTTTATTAATTGAGGAGATTTAAATGGATGGCACGATTACAGTTTTATGCGTTTATGCAGTGATAGCAGTTTTCTTTTTATATTTTATTTTAACGGAGGAATGATGCACGAACATACTGGGTATGTGTGGGATGAATATGACGCACAAGGCATATTCTTAACAAGGGTTTGCGAATCATGCGTGGCTGAGAAACTCTCAAAATACAGACCTGAGATTCTTTCAGGTTATTCACAATCAGATGTAGACGAACAGATAGAGGAGAATTAAATGGAAGCCGAATTAGATAACTGGGTTTATGCGTGTGTGGCACGATTGACAGATAACTTTGGTTGGAATGACCAAGACATCAATCAGGCTGAAAGAATAGACATTGAGGGTAAATTGATTGATGCTATTTGTTCTGATAAAAAACTAGCAGACGAGTTTGTTGAAATCTGTTTAGAACATGGCATTGTTGAAAGTGATTACTTTGATACTTTGGAGGATTGAAAGATGAAAACTGACAAGCATTTTTTAATGGATGATATTTACGATTATTTAATGGAAAACTCTGCCAACATAGGAACAAATATTCGTGACGAGTTTACAGATTGTTATATAGATTGTGAAAAAGCCATTATTTATTTGGGAGGCTCTAAAACTTTTCCAAAATTTAAATTAACTATTGAAGAGGTGTGATATGGGATTAGATATGTATTTAAGTGCAAGGCGTTATCTGTGGTCAGATGATGACAAGGTATTGTCGAAGAAGATTAGTGACATGATTGATGTTGATGTAGACGAAGACAGAGGAATCAATGGTTCTACACTGCGTGTCAAGGGCATTGAAATTGATGCTATGTATTGGAGAAAGGCAAATGCCGTTCATGGTTGGTTCGTTGAAAATGTGCAAGAAGACGAAGATGATTGTGGAGAATACCATGTTGAAAGGAGTCAACTGGAGGACTTGATTCGTGAATGTGAACAGGCATTGACCAGTCGTGATTCTAAAAATCTCCAACCAAAATCAGGTTTCTTTTTTGGTTCAACAGATATTAACGAAGGGTATTGGTCTGACTTAGAGGACACTGTTGTGGGTTTGAAAAGGGCGTTGACATTGTCTAATGATTATTCGTTTTATTACTCTTCATCTTGGTAAGGAGGGATTATGAACATATGTGAAGATGGTTACTCAGGCAATAACGACCCATTCTTTCAAGAGATATCAGACGATTATGATGAAATTCAAATGAGTCCTGATACGCTTGATGATGGTTCAGTAGTAGTCAATTTTGATGTATATGACAACGAGAATAATCAGGTTATCAAGACTGGTGGATATGTCATGGTGCGTAAAGATGAAGACGAGAAACGCTTTACCATTCTCGTATTTGATAAGGATGGTAATTCAGTATCTCAAACCCTGTTACCTTTTGATTGGAGTGATGTATGAAAATGACGATTAAAGGCTATCATGCCGTTATCAGTTCTGACTGGCTTGGAGATGGTTCAGCAGTTCTGATTGGGGTTGTGGAAGACGGACATCCCTGTGAAGCCTACTTTGACTCTGATGCAGATGAAAGGATTTATTTCTATCTGTCTGAGGAAGAGTTAGCGAATCTCAAGGTTGGTGATGTGCTAAATGATGGTGAGGACTTTACGATTGTCGAGATTGACAAAGACGAGCCTCATATTTTTGAAATTGAATATGACGAAAAGGAGTTTTAAATGCCGTTATTTAATGTATTGATGACTACCACTGACTATGTCGAGGTTGAAGCCGACAATCCCAGTGACGCTAAATTGAAAGTAATGCTCATGTATCAAGAGGGCGATATTGCTACTGAAGATGCTGAGTTTTTTTGTGAAGAATGTGACGAGGTGAAATTATGAAAGACTGGGACTTACATTGGTTAATCGAAGCCAAATCGCAGTTATTGAATCGCAAGATTGTCGGAGTCCGTTACATGACCAAAGAAGAGATGGATAACTTTGGTTGGTATAACAGACCAGTGGTCATGGAACTGGATGATGGCAATACGATTTTTCCATCTGCTGATGACGAAGGAAACAATGGTGGTGCATTGTTTACCACAAATGATGCAAACCCATGTTTGCCAGTGTTGAGGTAGAGCCATGAAACTAGAAATGAAAATGTATTTTGCTGACATGGACTCACTGAAGTCTGCCTTGAAAGATTTAATCAATGAGTTAGACAGGTGTGACATGGGAACAGTCGAGAGTTATCCGTTTTACATTGGATCATTCAGACGAATCAATGAAAAGATTGATGTGACAGACTTGGATAGTGGTGTGCATTGGTAAGTGTCAATCCTTATGCTCGAAAGGGCATAGGGATTATCATTTCGGTAATCATTTAACTTTTGCTAGGAGATTAAAATGCCAAATTGGTGTGACAATAGTTTGACTGTATCGCATACAGATACGAGAAAGATTGAAGTTTTGGTGAGAGCATGGACACAGGGGAAGTTCTTTGGAACAATTTTGCCTGAACCTGACTACACCACTACGCCAGTCAACAAGACTTTCCCTGACTTACACTTACAGTATGCCAAGACTGACGAAGAGAAAGCCAAAGTGCTAGAACCGACAATCAGCGAGGATAACTGGTGGGACTGGAGGGTGCAACACTGGGGAACAAAATGGGAAATTGAAACTGAAGGACAGCCTTATTACTGGCAAAACAATCATTTGACGCTTTCATTTGACACTGCTTGGAGTCCTCCACTGGGTATTTATGAAGCATTGATGGCACAGGGATACTCTGTGCGAGCCAAGTATTACGAAGGTGGTATGTCTTATTGTGGTGCGTGGACTGATGGATTTGATGACTGCTACGATATTGAAGGGGGATATGACTGGATTATCAAAAACATCCCACAAGAAATTGATGCAGAGTTTTGTATTTCTGAAAATGCATTGGAGTGGAATATGTCCGAATTGACAGACAATATTGAAGCCACTGAAGAGAAACTGAAGACTGCTACTGGTGAAGAGAAAGTAAAACTGGAAGCCGAATTGAAAGCATTTCAAACTGAATTATCTATTTTAGAAAGGTGTGCATAATGGGTGCGACTAATTTTATGTGTAGTGAAAGTGGTAAATCTGCGAAAGAAGCGTTTAGAAGTGCAGTGAAACAAGCCCAGTATGATCATGGGCATAGTGGTTATACAGGCACAATCGCTGAGAAAAGTGAGTTTGTGATGATTCCCTTGCCGAAAGGTATGAATCCAGTGACTTATGCCAACAAACTTTTTGACGATAACGATTCTCGGATTGATGACAAATGGGGTGCGTGTGGTTGTATTGCTATTCCTGAGTCAGACGAATATCTGTTCTTTGGTTACGCATCTTGCTAGGAGAAAATATGCCGTTTGAAGTGCAACACTACACTCTCTGTGATGGTTGGATTAACACATGGAGAGATATTAACGAAAGGGGGGAGGAAACTCCCTCCATCTACTGGACATACACTGAGGCTTTAGATGAGTTGACAGATTTTCTTGCTCAAGAGCATGAAGCATTTGCCGAAGGCAATATAGATTCAATGTATGACATTAACGAATTTAGGATTATGGAGATTACAGATGCCTACTAAAACTTTGAAAGAAATTGAAGACGAAATTCAGTATATTTATTATGTTTACGACACTTGCAAGTTGCAATATCACGAATGGGATTTAAGCGATAAATTGCGTTATGGTCGCTTGCAAGCCATGAAAGATAGAAGACTGGCACAACAAAAGGAGGAGGTATGATTACTAAAAAAGAAATTCTGAAAAATGGTTATACAGTTTTGCCAAAAGGTGGATGGTTTTATGTTGATCCTGAGATTGTTCCACATGACTGGCATGACATTTGCAAAGACTTTGGGATTGATGTTAGTGCCAAAGGTGCGTATTTATGTATCGTGGGGGTAAAGCAAGATGAGTGATTTTATGTTGGGTTACTTACTTGGCTATTTATGTGGAGTATTAGTTTATTTTATTTTAAGGAGGATTAAATGAGTAAATATAACAGTGATTTATTAGATGATTTTTGTGAGGAAGAGTTTGGTCATAAGGACTGGACAATGGACTGGGACAAAAACAAAAATCTGATTATTAAGTTTTATAAAAAGCCTAGACCTGAGTATCTTGAAGAATTGGAAGAAGAGGAGGAAGAAGAATGAAGCGATATGATGTTACATTCGTGATGCAAAGAAAGGTCTATATTACTGTAGATGTTCCCAATGGTGAGGATATTGTTCAGTGGGCGTGGGATAATATTACAGTCAATAATGGCGAAGACATGATTGATGTAGACTACTATGAGGTTGATCCTAATGAATATTAAGAACTGTGGTGGTAAAGTTCCAGTATTTGTGGGGGGCGAAAGCCCCTACAAACTGGTTGATTTTCCTTCAAAAGAGGTGTTTAATGAATGTTTTAAACGAAGCAAACCTGAAGACCAAGATAAATACTGGACAATGCTTCATATGCGTCTTGAAGGCAATTCTTTGAGTCAGGTTGCTTCTAAATACAGTTTGACAAGAGAAAGGATTCGTCAGATTGAGGCTAAGTTTTTAAGGAGATTAGCCATTTCTTTAAACTCTGCGAAGCCTTGACCTTGCCTAATCTAAGATGATAGTCGTTAAAATCTTCACCAGTTGTGTCGGAAAGCCAATACGGTTTGCCTGTATCTTTGGCAGATCGTTCTCCGATACCATTGGTGTCGTTATCAGCGATGACGAAGCCATGCCTAATGTTCCTTGCTATGAACTTCATGTTGCTTGCACTAAAGCAAATGTGGATTTGATAAGGAATATTCAAATGATTCATCACTTCCCTGATGGAGAGTCCAGTGGCGAATCCTTCGCAAAATATGGGAATGCCCTTTGTGCCGATAACAAAGGATGCTCCCTTCGTGGTTTGACCATTGAGGAACTTTTTACTCCCCTCTTGGTCGATGAGTTGACATCCTACTATTACTCCATCAATACTCATGGGAATCGCTAAAAGTTTGACGAAGCCCTTGACGAAGCAATTTGCTAATTCATTTTCAAACCCTTTTGCAGCCAAATAAGGATGCGTTTCTAAACTACACTGGCTCATTATCCATGATGCCTTTGACGAAGCCTTTTTTGCATTCTGCTGTCGATTATCCATTGATTTAGTGATTTGCTGTCGGATTTGTTTCTCATTGACTCCATTTGCAAACCATGTGACTGGCTTTTCCATTGTTGACCAGTTTTGCACCCATCCTACATCCCCTAAGATTTTATATCTGCCATTTCTCTTCTGTGGATGATCTTCTGTTGGCGTAGCAATCCATTTGTCGTATTCCAGGCTATCAACAATCAAGCCATGATCTCTTGCGAAGTTTACAAAGTCCATTATTTAATCCCCATTTTTTGATTTCTTTTGACCCACGCTATGGTTCTATGCTTTACCCAGTTTTGGGTATCCAGTGAGGGTATTCTTGGTTCTTCTGACAATCCTCTGGGCCATACTCCAAACTTTGCTCGATATTGATTACTAGCCCAGTTGATGTTGTATTTTCTGTCTTTTGCCATGTAAATTAACTCAGAATAAAAGTTCTGTTTGACCTCTTTTGATACATTTTCTTTTATTCCTAACTCAGTCATTTCTCCTGCCACTGCCTCTATTTGCTTAATCGGTCTGACGTAGCCACAATAAACGCAGGTATTGCTATTTTTTTCCCATAAAGCCGAGCATTTAGGGCATTTTGATTCTTTCTTTTCTTTTTCAGGTGGCTCTTTTTTGGCTTTTTCAGTCTTTTCATCCAGTTTACTCACGCCATTGGCATAAATATCATCCCAGTCTTCCCTAAATCGCAGATAATTGCCTGAATGATCAAGCCAAACACCAAATTCTTTTCCTTCTGAAGCTCGCATTACCCTACCCATTTGTTGAATGTGGGATGACAATGACTTAGAAAATGGTCTAGCAGAGATGCCAATCATGACATCAGGCACATCAAACCCTCTAGTCAATACGTCAGTTGCAATTAAGCCATGAATTTTTGTATCAGGCTTAGAAAAGTCCTCAATCATTTCACGCTTAAATTCAGAATCATCAAGGTAAGAAATACTAACAAAGTTATAACCTTTTCTGGCAAACTGTTCCACCAAGTCCTGACCATGCTTAACTCCTGCACAAAATACAATCGTTTTTCTTGGTCTGCCAAAGATTTCAAGTGTTTTCTTTTCCCATTCAACCACAATATCGCCAGTAATCTTCATGCCTCGTTCCGTTACTTCGTCAGGACTCCATTCTCCCGCTAGTAACTTAGCCCCTGTCATGTCGATTTCTTTGGCAATATAGATTCGTAAAGGACTTAGCCAACCCTTTTCAACCAAGTCCTCTGTCGTAGCCGCACAAACCACATGGTCATAAATTTTTCCTAAACCTTTGGTAAATGGTGTTGCAGTTAAGCCGATGACTTTGATTTGAGGATTGTTTTTGATGATGGAAGTAATTTGACTTCGCGCGATATGGCACTCATCAACAATCAATAAATCCATCTCAGGAAACTTTTTACGTTTTTCTAAGGTTTGTGATGAACATATCTGAATACGTTTTAAAGCACTTTGACGGTAATGGTTCGCCTGTATTACGCCATGATCTATGGAATACTTGTCCAAGCGATTACTGGTTTGATCTATCAACACAATACGGTCTAGAATCATGCCAGCACGATTAAATTTATCTGCCGTAGCCTTCATTAAGTAAATGGCTACCTCAGTCTTGCCAAAGCCAGTTGGAGCATACAACAGTTGCGTTCTATGCCCATCTTTAAAACCCTGACGAAGCATCTCCACAACACCTGTTTGGTGTTCTCGTAAAGATAATTCCATGTTATTTCTTCGCTTTTAATTGACGAATGAGATCTGCATTGCGATTCTGATACATATCTCTACTGTCTTTTAAAGATTCATTTTCTTTCTCAAGAATACGAATAGTTGATTTTAATTCTTCTACAACGTCAAGAATGTAATCTTGCTCAAAGTCTGTTGCATCCCATTTCTTTGTTGCTACGATAGTTTTATATTTATCTAACTCTTGATCTAAGTAAACAATAGTGTCAGTTAATTCGTTGATGTTGCTTTGTGTTATATATTCCATGTATTCTCCTAGCAGTTGGAAATTTTAGTATATCAAATTTAAATGTTATTGCAATAGGTATTCCTGAGGGAGCGCAACGAAATTGAAAGTGAGGTTTCCCCCAACCCCACAGAGCAGGGCTGAAGAAAAACTCATCTTGATATTCCCTCAGTCGCTTACTTCATATCAAGTTAATGAACCATTGGTAGTCTAGTTCACATACCAGTGCTTTCTACTCATTACTACGAGTTCGTTTAAGTGTCACTGGATGATCCCTATTTCTCCCAATCGTTCTCAGACAGGGTAAAGATCACGTTTCCACACCTTGAGCTTAAACAGTCTTCTTTGCTCACTATCACGCCAATTTAGGAAGAACGTACCGTATGTCTTTTTGCCGTTCTACTTAACTTCAAGGGCAACTTTCTCACATACTCAGACCGATAGACCTAAACCATCGTTCTAGGTAATAAGCATCACAAATCGCATAAATTTATACACGTTAAATTAATATGTATAAAAAATACTTAATTTGTTGCATGAAATTGTTTCAGTTCATGTAGAAGCTTATGACCTAGCAGAACTATAGATTACACCAAGTAAATTTATTTTGCAAGAAAAAAAAGAACCCTAGAGTGTGAAATCTAGGGTTCTGGGGGGGTGGGATCAAGGTGGATCCTACTGTCTATGAAGAATAACCCTGCTAGGAGCGTCTACACGTTGTGATGACAGTAGTAGATGGGGTCTACATGAATAAATATACCACATATATTATAGATCAGTCAACTATTAATACTATATATTGATAAAATTATTCTCAAATAACCAACCTATAGTGTTTCTGTGGGCATTTTCCCACATTTCTAGACGTTCTTCCCTTGATAAACGGCTTCCTTGATCTATTTCAATATGACATTTAAAGCATAAAGATGCGATACGGTAATCATGGGCTTTAATTCCTCTACCTTTTCCATCCCGTAATTGGTTTGAATGCGCTGCCACGACTGTTCCATCCTGAATCCCGCAGATCTGACACGGGGACTGTCTCACTATTTCCAGCAATTTCTTGTTTCTGTACATAATAAACACCGTCAATTAATTTAATTAAAAAACCTAATTCTTCGTAACTCATTTGTAAATCTTTTGTGTTATGATTCATGTGATTACACCCCATAAAGGTAATAAAATGCCCACATCAAGTTTAACCAATGAGCAATTGCAGGCCGTTGTTGATGCGTTTAATAAGACTGGATCTAAAATTGAATCAGCCAATCTTCTCAAGTTAAATCATAGCACATATAACCATCGTTTTAGAAGTGCCATGAAAAAGGGGTTCAAAGCAAACAAACAACCCGAAGAAAATTTAATTGACAAATTAAAAGACGCAAACGACAGAATAAAAGAATTAGAAGCGTATTCAAGTAAGCATGTGGAAGATCAGTTGACTGCTGATTATGTAAAGAAAAAAATTATTAAACTGAAAGATGGAACTGTTAAAGTGCCATCTTGGATAGTAAAACACAAAGATAAAAAGAAATTTACTGGAGTCCCTACGCTCATGGCTTCCGACTGGCACTGGGGAGAGATTGTTGATCCATCGCAGATAAATGGCGTAAACGAATACAACTTAGAAATTGCCAGAAGACGAGCTAGAACTATGGTGGAAAAGACCATAGAACTACTTCAGAACTATATTGCCAATCCCAGTTATCCTGGGATTATTTTTGTCTTAGGCGGGGATATGGTTAGTGGTGATATTCACGATGAACTAAGCGCCACAAATGAAAAAGAAATCATGCCGATTGTTTTAGACTTGTTCGGAGTCTTATGTTGGTGTATAGAAACTCTTGCAGAAGAATTTGGTAATGTTTATATCCCTTGTGTATCAGGAAATCACGGAAGAAACACGCATAAAATCCGCAATAAAGGCAGAAACTATACTTCTTTTGACTGGCTTCTATATCAATTCTTAGCAAAAAGATTTGAAAATGATGTTCGGATTACATTTAACATACCGGATGGTCCAGATGCGTATTATTGTGTCTACGGACATCGTTATCTTTTAACACACGGAGATCAAATGCGAGGTGGTGACGGTGTGATAGGCGCTCTCGGCCCAATCATTCGTGGAGACCATCGTAAACGCTCTAGAAACGCTCAGATTGATATGAGTTACGACACAATGCTACTAGGTCACTGGCATCAATTAATTCAACTGGAACGTCTTATAGTCAATGGTAGTCTTAAAGGATATGATGAATACGCATATTCTAATAACTTTGGCTTCGAACCACCAAGACAAGCAATGTGGATCACGCACCCACAACATGGCATTACGTTTTCTATTCCAGTCTATGTGGAAAAACAAACTAAAAAATTTGAATCTAGCAGTTGGATTTCTTGGAAATGAAAATAACACCCAAGATCATGAAGAAGGTTTACATATTATTATGTAATTGCAAACCTTTTGATCGCTGGAAGCTTCCTTTGCCGGAAGAAATTAAGTTTGTTGTGGATAGCAGTGAAGATGCACTGGGTACTTATGTATATGATGAAGATATCGGCATGCATGTTATCACCATTTCAAAAGCCAAATGTGGCCATTTAGATACGCTTATTAAAACACTTGCACATGAAGTTATTCACATGACCAGGGGCAAGACTAGCAAGTATTCTGCCCACGATGAATACTTTAAAAGAAAATCGCGCGCTATTGCTTTGGAACTTGGCTTTGATCCATTAGAGCTTTGATTCTAAATACAAGCCAAAATTAGCCAAAGCATACGCTAGAAAAGTAATCCCCATGCCGATTTGCTGTTTTAAAATAAAATCTAAACCAATATAACAATAAATGGCAGCAACAAAAATAATTAAAAAGCCACTCATTTGAAATCCTTAGACTTAATAATTGCTTTTTCTAACGCACGAGTCATCATCTGTAAAACAGTTTCCAACTCGCCCAAAGTTTCTCCACCCACCGCAGCACTACAGTGACCCATTGGCTTGCCTAAATGGTCGTAATATACCTCACGGATCTCTAAATATTCCTCCTCTGTTTCTTCGTCTTTGGTCTTCAGAACTCTATAATTCCACATCTTTAGTCTCCTCTAACATTTCAGGTTTAACGGCGGACTCAGATGTATCTAACGATCGCTTTAAAACCGCAAGAAAGCCCTCACCAATCAAATACTCTTTGGTTTCACTAGATATGTCTAATGTACATATGGCAGAGCCATCAGGTAGTTCTTTCATCTTCTTTACAATAATATTCATTTTTCTTCCTTTTGGATTAATTGAAACTTCAGGTCTTGGTTAGCCGTACGTAAATCAGCTATCTGCTCCTCTTGACTGCGGATGATCTCGTTAAGCTTACGCAACTGTGACTCAAAAAATGTCCTTTCAGCCATTAATGTTTTAATAATATTTTCAGTCATTTTTTTCCTTTTTTAATTTTTTCTTTAAACTTAGCAATAACTCCAAACTCCGGATCAACCAACATACGCTTTTCCTCTTCCACAATCTTGCTTTGTGTATGTATGATCATTGCCTCTTCAGACAGTTCTTCCAATTGCTTAATATACACGTCTAATATTTCAGCACAACCCCATAGTGGGCTACTATAACCATCTTCTTTAACACCCTCGGCAACCAGTTCAATGATCGCCTTGACTGAGTCCAACCTAAAGCTTATACGCTCGATTTCATTTGCTAAATTCCATGAATCCATATTACACCTCCAAAATAGTTTTAATTGCGTTTAAACGGCTACGTAATTCTACAATTGTTGCATCACGTTCATCTAGCTTCTTTTGAAGACTCGCAACCGTTGCGGATAAATAAATATTATTTGCTTCTCTTTCCTCGTGGTCTCTTTCCATTGACCTCAATAACTTCTGACTTGCTTCAATTTGACCCTGTATATAATTCACACTTCCTCCTTAAATTGATACCTATAGGTTAAAAAATAAACTACAAAATGTTACTCAAAATGCACAAAACCCCTTACTTATGTACAAAATGTGTTACAAACTACACTTTTATTCTATATTCAAGAATACCGAATGACTCATAAAAAACCCCGAACGGTGATTAAATTAATCCTTAACCGCTTTATCGCTCAATATATTACCGCTCGCACACTTTAACACCGCTCTGCCTCTTTGGATTAATTTTTCTTTTGCTTGTGGCGATGTTGCAATATATATCATAAAATCTTCATCGTTTAAACATAATGCATCAACTATTTCCTCATCGGTTAATTCACGCACAACAACTGCCTTGCCCTCACACAAATCATATATTGCCTTGTTTAAAGGGTCTGGCAACTTCTCACCGTCAAGTAAATCAGATAGCATTTGCCACATTCCTTGAGTAATCATTTCTCACTCGCTTTCTTTAGTATTGCTCTTGAAAAATCTTTGTATCTAAATGTATGCCCATCTTCAGGTTCATCAATACATTTAATCATTTCTGCGTATATTTCTTCATCCGTTAGTTCACGCAAACCATCATATCTACCAATCAAATAAGACCTTGTATCCAAAGTTTCAATTTCTTGCCCAATGTCAGATAACTTTTGTAGTGCTAGTTCTTTTTTTAATGTTTCCATCTGTTCTTTAGTCATTCGATTTACATACTCATCACCTTCACGAATCCATCGTTGAATTAAATTAGGGTTAAAATGCACTTCTTCATATGCCTTCCAAACTCCCTCACCACTTGCGTCTGTAGTTAACTCCCATCCATCAGGATTTGGCACACCTACGGCATTGTTATAAATCATCACCGCACTTTTTATTTCCTGTTTAAACATAAAGTCTAGTTGTAATTCTTTTTTCTTTAGTTCTTTACGCAGTTCATCAATCTCTTCTTGCATGACTTCTTGAATCTTTGCATTGGTAACAATCTCGCCAGCATCAAACTTTTCGCATCGTTCATTCCATGTTAGTATCATTTCTCACTCGCTTTCTTACTTATTAATGGCACTCCGCCATTATCATCGCCTTTAAATGCACCGTAAAACATTTGCGAACTAAAAGCATTTAATATCCTACGTTTAGCTTCTTCTCTTTCTTCTTCAGGAAAATCTGCCACAGACTCTTCTAAACATTTCATAAATTCATTAGCCACTTCTTTTGCTGGGATTATCATTTCTCACTCGCTTTCTTTAACCAATAAAATAATTTAACTGCCAATCTAAACCATAATGGCACGTTAGGTTTAACAGTATTTTCTTCAGCCGTTTTGGGCTTTCCATACAGACTTCTTGGGTCATGCCAACCAAATGTGTATTTTTCTTTTTGTTTCATTCTTCATCCTCCACGAAGTCCAATACCCCATCAAATCTAAACCCACAACCACGCAAGAAGTCCTCAAAGTTAGCCAAAATGTCAGGCAATGTTAG